CTAATTCATCATTACATTCTTGAAGTAAATTAGGCATTTATAATATTAACATAGTTTTTTTTTATAAAATATATTATTTAAAAATAAAATATAGAAATAAAATAAAATGTTAAAATTATCAGAATTAGTCAATAAATTCCATCTATTTTTATCTGGATATATTGTTTATGGGTGGATGTTTTCAGATATTCACAGTAAAATATTATTAGGATTAATTCCGTCTGTTTATGGTAATTGGTTAGTAAATGACCATAAATGTATATTAACTGTTTTGGAACATAAGTTAATTGAAAAAGAAACAAATGATGATTCTAATGTGGTTATTGATTCAAAGAAAGATGATGATTCAAAGAAAGATGATGATGGTGAAGAAGTTTATGAAGGGTTTTTCTTAAAGATGTTAAAATCCCATAATATCAATATTAATAATGATGATTTAAATAAGATTTTAACAGTTATTTCATATCATTCATTTTTACAATCTTACATAAATGTTATCTTAACATAAAATTTGATTGATTTTAAATTGAATTAAAATAAATAATTCATTATGGTCAATAATAATGATACAGAACAAATTCTAGAGGCTAAAGAACAAATAAAAGAAAAGAAGAAACCATCTAAACCAAGATGTCATTGTTGTAACAAGAAGTTGAAAATGGTGGAATTAAATTTTAAATGTAAATGTGGTCATACATTCTGTCAGTTACATTTGAATCCACATTCACATAAGTGTTCATTTGATTATCAAAGTGAAAGAAAAGAAATGATAAAAAATACTAATCCTAAAATGTGTGTGAAAGTTATTGAAGTTAAATAAAATCTTATAAATTTACTTATATCCTTGCTTAATTTTTTTAATTGAATTTTGAACTCTTTTATCAGACATACCACACTCTGATGTAAGATAATTAGTTAAACCATCTAAATTTATTTCACAATTATGATAATCTAGCTTATCTACAGGTAAACTATCGTGATATAAAGTAAATAATTTTCTAGATTCTTTGTATTTAGTTTCATAGCAATCAGGTAGCTCTTTAATCTTAGGCAACATAGCTTCTATATTCTTAAAATTTTTAATGTGATTAAATGCTGTTTTATTACCTACTCTTGGGATATTACCACAGTAATCGCAACCACATAGAATACACATATCTACAAATTCAGTATAACTCATTTCAAACTTTGATAGAATTGTTTCTAAATCAATAATGCTAATTACATCACTACGTTTAATACTTTTGTCTAAGCATGTCCTAATCATCTTAGGACAACCAAATGCTAAGGTATCCATATCTTCTGTTACAACATAATCAACGATCCCCTTTCTACACATTTCAGATGCGTAAGCCTCTGCTTCACCATCTGCTTGGACGTATGAAACACCCATTAAAGTTAATAGATGTTTGATATCATCTACATATTCTTTAGTTAATCGAACTGTCTGCTTTTCTAACTTATTTTTTTCTTGTTCTGTTAACGTATTATTTTCCATAGCTTCTTTAGCATTCTTAACTTTATCATGTCTTGATTTAATTGTATCATCTTTGTTTTGAGGAGGTTTTCCATCAAATACATAAATAGGTGTGATATTAACTGCTAAGTAATTTGATGTCTTGTAAAAGATACCAGCAATATGACTAATGATTTTACCATTTTCATTCTTAAGATAACTTTCATTTTTACCTCTCATATTAATTAGCATTTTATACATAAACATGCTCGCATCAATAGCTACAGTTTTACCTGTTATCTTATGTAGGTTAACAGTTTCAATAGCATCTGGTGCATTATCCTTGATAAGTTGTGTAAGTCCTTTAATACCCATTGGTAATAATTATAATATACAGGTATATTTTATGTTTAAATCAAATTTAATAATATTTACATTAATTTAATATGAGTATTGAATTAATAAAAGAAAAAATATTTCAGAGTATTAAGAAAGAACTAAATACACAAGAAAATAAAGAATTTATAGAGAATGATATTCTAAAACCATTGATTCAACAGATTTTAGATCAGATGTATCCTTACTTCATGTGGATGGGTTTATTTTTCATGTCTATGTTTTTATTTATAATAATAATATTAATGTTGAATATTAAAGTTTTTATTCATAATAATAATATTAATGTTGAATATTAAAGTTTTTATTCATAATAATAATATTAATGTTGAATATTAAAGTTTTTATTCATAATAAGGAATAAATATATTAGTATATTATATATTTTTTTTCTATTATAATATATATAAAATATGGGTATGAGAGATAGGCGCGCTAGACATGATGCAAGGGCAAACAACCGTGGTCGCAGTCAACGTCCATCTGCAGAAGGGATTAGAAAATGTGCCCTTGAAGGAAGCGAATCTATATTTATGCCTTCAAAGTACAGAGGTGAGACTAGTTGTGAAAGACTTGAAAATATAGGTTGTAGATGGGAACCCGAAGAAGGTTGTTATTTTTTAGATGGATATAATGATAATATGAGAGAATATTTAGAAGCAAATAAAGCAAGCAGGGCGAAAATGAGAGGACAGGGTGGTGGACGTCTAAAAAGGTCTAAACGTAAAGTTAGAAAGAATACTAAACGTAAAGTTAGAAAGAATACAAAACGTAAAGTTAGAAAGAATACAAAACGTAATAAAATGTAAAAAGAAAATGATGGAGGTTTATTTTAAATGCGTTTTTTTTAAGGATTATTTTTTTATAAACAAGTTAAATGGCTAGTGGAAATTATATTCAACCAATGGACACCCTCCAAAAAAACTTGCTTCAGTGGACTAAACTTGATTTAGAATTAAAAGAATTGAACAAAAAATGTTCAGATATTAGAAAGAAAAAAGATATTTTACAATCAAGGATATGTCCTATAATACATTCTGAAAATTTAGAAGATAATATATTTTCTATACCCGCTCTACAAACTAATGTATTATTGAAAGAACAAAAATCTTCAGAATCATTAAGTTATAAGTTTTTAGAAGAGAAATTAAATGATTACTTCGATACACCCGAAAAAGGTGGGTTACTGATACAGTATTTAAAGGATAATAGGAAAGCTGAAACTTCTTTTATTCTAAAAAGTAATCATTTGATATAAATTTATATGTGTATATATAATGGCTACCACAAGTATGTTGGAAAGGATATTAGAAGTGGTTAATAAACCAGATCCACTTGGATATACTATTTATATTGGGGATAAAGGTAGTGAGGCCATCTACCCCTGTAGGGAAAAGGGTGAAAAAGAATTAACTACAGGGAATACTCCTTGTTTAAATTTATTTTGGTTAGTAGTTACTTTACACATATTGCAGGAGAATAATGCAAGTCAAACCGTGAGTGTTCGCCATGGTGGCTTAGATGCCACGGTGGCCGAAAGCGGCTATAATACTCCTGGTAATATACTAAGTGTCTATAAACCATATTTAATCGAAAAATTTGAAGATAGAAGTGTGACTTATAATACCGACCTCACCATAAATAATTTTATTAAAGCAATAGCTTCAAATACACATAGATGGAAACAAACTAAGGTTGATGATTCAAGCATAAAACAAATAATTATCAAGGTTTGGAAAACCATAAACCCAACAATGGAGAAAGACCACATTACTGTCATAAGTAGCCGTGAATCGGCAAAGAAGAAAGAGGATAAGGCAGCTAAGGCGGCGGAGAAGGCATCTAAGGCGGCGGAGAAGAAGGCGCAGAAGGCGGTGGAGAAGGCCGAGTTGAATGCTATGTTGGATGCTATTGCGGTAACCAACCGTGAAGAAAAGGAGGCTAAGGCCGCAAAAATAGCTTTTACCAGGGAACAACAAGCAGCTATCCATGAAGTTGAAAATGTAATTGGCGAACATTCATTAATTACAATGAATTTTGCTGATCAAGAGAAATTCCCCGGCTATATTGTATTTGTTAAACAACGTCAGAGTCTAAGTCAACAAGCCCAAATAGATCTACAAACAACGCTGAAAAAAAAGCCGGCTAAAGAATTGGCTACTATTGCGAAGAAGTTTGGTGTGAAGAATGCAACGACTGATGAAATGATTCGGGGCATAATTTATGCGAAAGTGGCTAAGAATAAGGGTAAGTATAATATCCGGTCTATAGGGGGGTTTTTACCAGATGAAACATTAATGAATTTATATTCTAAGGTAACATTATTAGATTCACATAAGGAATTATGTGATTATGACGATGTACGTAATGTTAAGATTTATAAAAACAATGACGTCTTGGTGGAAAACCCATGTGGATCATCTAGTCGACCATCGCTTTCATCAACTTCATCAGTGCGTTCATCAACTTCAAGGCGTTCATCAACTTCATCAACTTCACCAACTTCACCAACTTCACCAACTTCATCACCGGGTTCACCACTTATTCCTCAACCTGTCCGTAGATGGAGATATGAAGATAAAACACCACCGTGTTTAAAAAATTTAATGAAAAATATTAGTAAAGAAGATACTGTAGGAATAATGTGCCTTGGGGATAATATTGCATTTAAATATGTAGAAGAATATATGTTAAAATTTAGCCACGATACATATCATATCGCCAATCATCTTTATCAATATTTAAGACGTTTAGAAAATTTAACAGATTTTGATAAAGAAGACTACGATTCATGTAAGAGTATGTTTGATGATTTTTTGAAATTATATAAAACTTCATTAAATAAAACTTCATTAAATAGAACAATTGATGGAGTTACAGACGAGCTGGGTGTTACAGACTTAAATAAATTAAAATCACCAGAACTGAAGCAAATAGCGAATAATATGGGAATGCGCGAGCCGGTCATCTTAGGTAAAAAATTTGGACGATATATAAAGGTATCTATGAATGATAAGGAGTACTGTATAGACAGCGAAGCACCTTTTGCTGTATTAGAAGGGTCTGCAGAAGCTGCATCGAATGCTGGTGCCAAACATACTCAAGTAGGTATGTGGAATCCTGCTACCCCAAAAATAATAAATTTCTCAGATAAAATATATTCAGATTTCATTAGTGAATCTTGTAAAAAAGCATTAGGTCTATTTTTAAAATATAGTTATCACGGTACAAACCATACCAATATATTATATTCATTATTCAATACTAATATAGATGAATATTTTGAACATTATGGTAAAATATTAAGATTTATAGATGATCTTGAAACTGAAATGAAGGAACTACAAGCTAAATACAGAGAATTATTAGGTCAAATTGTAGCTGATAAAAATCTTTTGACAGCACATGAAGAAACAGAAGAAGAATTAAACACTACTAGAGCAATAGTAGAAGCTAAAACCAAACCGTCTGAAAAAACAAAAGAAGGTAAGGAAACTCTAGAAAAAACATTACTAAAAAGATCAGAAGATAATGCACTAGATATATATAAAATTAAAGAACAAATATCAGACATATTTGCATCAGTAATTGAGGAAAATCTACGCGAACAAAACAGAATTGTAGAGGAAATACGTGCTGCTACAAATTTACTAGGAGATGATCGCAACCTTCAAACATATTTAAAACAAAATCTAACTGCTGAACAAGCATCTGCTTTAGAAGACGCCTTGGGGACAGGATTAGTTAAAACATTAATGGGGGTATCTACAAAAAATAAAGATAAATACCAGGAAAAATTAAATGAAATGATAACTGAATTATCGAAGGAAAAACAGATGGAAATCACGACCAATACTAATAATCTTGAAATACTCAAAAAAGAAATACTAGTACTAAATAAAGCATTTACAGAATATCAACATGAGAAAGTTAAGTGGTTGAATTCTGATGGAGAATTTGAAAAACAATATGAAGGTTTAGATCAAGTATTAAAAACACAATTAATAAGTTTAACTAAATTACATCAAGAACTGATAATGATAACTGAAGCACTAGCTGAACATGGAGAGGGGCTAAAAGTGGAGAATGATAAAATTACCAGATTACAAAGCAAATTAGATAATTTGAAAACTGAACTCCACAAACGGTATGATATATATCAAGCATATGGTATTGCTGATTTTGAAGAATTTAGTAAATACAGTGAAGATAACTTTATTGTATTAAATTTAAATAAAAAAATGATGACTTTATTAGAATCATTTTTAAATTTTTTCCTAGATTATATACCCGATTTTGAATCTCTATTTGAGGGTCTAAATGAATATAAAAATTTCTTTGATTTGTATTTTAATGAATGTTTGAATAATGTTTACATATATTTAGATACAAATTCTTATTTTAAATTAGGGGATTATTTGATGGCTACAGAACCTTCATCCGGGGGTGGTAGAAAACGTAAAATATCTAAAAGAAGAAAGAAAGTATCTAGAACTAGGAAGAAAGTATCTAGAACTAGGAAGAAAGTATCTAGAACTAGGAAGAAAGTATCTAGAACTAGGAAGAAAGTATCTAGAACTAGGAAGAAAGTATCTAGAACTAGGAAGAAAGTCAAAAGAACAAAACGTTAAATCTAAAATATTATCTACTAACTAGTAAGTTATATGAAAAAATTTATAGTAAGATACATTAAATCCAAAAAAGGGAAAAAATATGTCCATGAATATCGTGATACTAGAGATAATGTATTATCTAAAACTGATTATGTACCGTTAATTAAAAATTTATACATAGCACCAGCATATGATAAAGTTAAAATTAATATGAATAAAAATGATAAAGTCTTAGCTATTGGTGTAGATGAAAGGGGTAGAAAACAATATACCTATAATCCAAATTACGTTCAAAAAGCAAATGATAATAAATATAAAAAATTAATAGAATTTGGTAATAACTATGAATGTATTATGAAACGTGTTAATAAAGATATGATATCTTTTGAAGACTCTAAAAAGAAACAAATAGCGATGATATTAAAGATGATGGATGAATGTAATTTTAGAGTAGGTAATGAAAAGTATGCGAAAGAAAATAATTCATTTGGTGTTTGTACCTTAGAGAATCAGCATATTAAAGTTGGTAAAGAAAGTGTTACAGTAGATTTTATAGGTAAAGAAGGAGTTAGGAATACATGTAGGGTTAAGAACAAGCGTTTAATTAAAAATTTAAGAACCAGGAAGAAATTATTAGGTAAAAAAGACCGTATATTCAGTTATCGTTCTAATTCTAAATATTATAATGTTAATGCTCCTGATGTTAATAATTACTTAAAGCAGTTTGGTAACTTCAGTGCTAAAAATTTTAGAACATGGACAGCAAATACCGATTTAATTAAAGAATTATTAAAACCTGCTAAAAATTTTAAAAAACATTTAAATGAAAGTGTTAAAGTTGTAGCAAGTAAAATGCATCATACGGCTGGTATATGCAAGAAAAATTACATCAATAAAGAATTAATGGATATGTATGTCCAAGAAAATAATCGTTTTAGATATTATTTTAAGAATAATAATAAAGAAAATATTGCTGAAGATTTTATTAAATTTTTGAAAGATGTTTACAACTAGTTCTTGACTAACTTAAATTTACCAGAATTATGTTTTACCCAATCACCTATACACTTACCTACATCATCATCACCATCTTCATCTTTGATAATTTCATATACTTTATTCTTACTCATGAAATAATTATTTTTACGGTATGTAATCATTTCATATTCTTCATCTGAGTCTGAATCAGAACCTTCATCTTTAGAAACATTGACAGGTTCATCTAACTTTACTTCTTCAACAGGTAAAGCGGGTGTTGGACTGCTTGTTGGAGACCAACCCATATTCTTTTTATCCATTGTAACCTGTTTATCCATTATACCTTGTTTTGCTTTCACCAATTCTTCTCTAAGTCTAATAAGTTCTTTATCTTTAGCAGCTATTTCTTTTGCTTGACCTCTGATAATATCGAACTTATTTTCGCTGGTTTCTTCCGTAACACTATTAACTTTCTTCTGTAACTCTGATACAAGTTTATCTTTATTAGAATTATCTTTTTTAACATCCCCTAGTTCACATTCTAATGAAGATATTTTATCATTTAATGATTTTAATTCTTCTTCATGTTCTGAAACCTTCGTAGATAACATAGAATTATAATCACTCTTAAGTGAATCTAATTGTTTATTAAGTGAATCAATTGTTTTAGTTGATTCAGTTTCTAAGTTTAAATATTCATCAAAAACATTAGTTACTAAGGTATTTAATTGTTCTCTATAAGAAGATAATTTAGAATTGTTATCCATGAATCTATATTAATAGTATACAGGTATGTTTTAAATAATTTTCTATTATATTAATAATGGTTAAATCAAAAGGTAGGGGGACTAATCCCACTAAATCTAAAGTAGGTAAATTTAGAAGTAAATCTAAGGCATATAAATCTAAGGCATCTAAATCTAAGGCATCTAGATCTAAGGCATCTAAATCTAAGGCATCTAAATCAAAATCTAAACCATCATTGAAAAAAATTTTAGTAAAAAAAATAGATGAATATTTATCTACTGATTTAAGTGGTATAGAAGAAACACCTATTAGTTTAAATACGTCAAGTGAAGAAATAAGTGATATATCACATTATAAAGAACAAAATTGTTCTCCAAAAAAAAATAAATTAGGATATAGTTGTTTATCTGGTGATATACTGATAAAAATAGCCAAAGCAATTAATAGTTTAAATGGTATAACATTAAAATATGAAGGCATCCCTGAAAAAGTATTATATAAGAAGATTTGTAATGTTATGCAAAATAATTTTAATTGTAAGAATGAAGCATGTTGGTTAAATATAAGGAAATTAATGAATAGTCTATCTAGTAGAGATGTTGATTATTTTAGGAGACATTTTAGACCCAAAATGCCCGAAGATATTGTAGATGATTATACTAAATGGATTAGTAATTTTGATATTGAAGCCGTTTTGAGACAACACCACGAAGAAACATCGGGTGTATATTCATACGGTGCTATCCCCATTGATTTTAAGAATTGTTCAGTTAGTTCTGATTTATGTAAAATAAACTTAAAACAACATGTAGATAAAGGAGAACATAAGTTAGCGATGGTATTTAATACAGATGATAGCAAAGGTCCCGGACAACATTGGTTTGCTATGTATGTAGATATTGATGGTTTGAACTTAGACTCACAACCGGGTATATATTTCTTTGATTCATTCGCATCTAAGCCTATGAAAGAAGTTAAAGAATTAATTGAAAAAATTAAGGAACAAGGTTCTGAAATAAATAAAGATTTTGTTGTAACTGTGAATGATAAAACATTACAAAAAAATTCATTTTCATGTGGATTTTACAGTATGCACTTCTTAGAAAATATGATTAATGAAACCCCTTTTTCAGAATATATTTCTAGTGGTCTAAATGATAAAAAAATGATTGAATATAGAAACCATTGCTTTTTACACCCCGATGATACTAAAACTGGATAAATAATTTTTAAAATTAAATATTGTTTAAATTATATGGATGCTTTTGATATGGATGAAAACATGGGAGTAATGATTTTACAAGGCATAGTAATGTTATTAGCAGTAGTGATATTATTTATGCTTTATTCAGAAAAAAATAAAACAACTGAGTTACAAAATAAAATAGATAATTTTAAGTGTCCAACTTGTCCTGCTATACCTGAATGTCCTGATTGTAATTGTCCTGATGGAAACACATGCCCTGATTGTGTATGTGAAAATGGGGGACCAACTAATTTGGAATGTCCAGAATGTCCTTCATGTCCCAATGTAAAAGGTCCGTCAGTAGATGATATAGTTAATGCTATATTCCCGGGAAGGAATCCGGGGATGACATCACATGGTAGATTTTTTTCTTATGATGACTTTACTGAAAAAGAAATAAAATCAACCTTTCAATCTATGGATGATATGAGTGCAAATACAATGGGTTCAGGTATTCCAAGTATGGTAAATTTTGAAGATCAAACACTTACTAATTCTAAAAGTGATGTTGGTCTAGCTAGCAAGGTTGATCCACCCATGGGTTCTGGTTCGGGTGTGTTCAGTCAACCATCAAGTGTAGCTACTCCAGGTGAAGAACCTACTATACCTACTGGTATTACAGATACAGGTACAGGTGATAATACAGTTGAAACTAACGGGAATACTGACTCAGGGCAACCTTAATACAGTAAATTATTATGTAATGTATATATATGGAACTTAATTATTCAAATATAATTATATTTATAATCGCTATATCAAGTATAATAGCAGGATATTATCATTTTATATTAACAATAGATGAGGGTGAAGATAAACGGATAAAAATGGTTAAAAGAGTATTAGTATTATTGGTATTAACAGGTGTTATCCATATTTATTCTATTACAGAAGATGTTCAATTGAAACAATTTTTTATTATTATTTTAGCATTGATTATCAATGTTTATTCAGTCTTTCACTCAACAAAAAAATGTAATTTCCCTAGATTATATCTTATCAAGTTATCATTATATAGTGCTTTAGTGACATTTATTATAGCTGGAATAATATGGTATACAAGTAATAACACATTATTTGGTTTTATGTTTTCAGAAGAACAATCTGAAGTTATAAATAAAGCTACTAGTGTATTTACAAGCAAATTAATAGAATCTGACATTAACTTTGATGGTGAAGTAGATTGCCCCGATCCAAAGGATGAAGATAATTATACAATAGAAATGGATAATCTAAATAATGGTTCAGATGCAGATAAATTAAAGTATAGAGCCTGTTTGGAACAAGAAATTAGATCAGATTTAAAGAAAGGAATCTAAGAATATTTTCTAGATGTTTTCTTTTTCTTTTTACTTTTACGTGTTTTCTTTTTAGTTTTACTATTCATAAGTTTTTCATATCTGAAAAATTTAAACAATTTATTTTGTATTCCACCTGATATTTTAATATCATCTTTCTTTTTTTACCACCACGTAAATTCCATGCCCACGCAAATTTTTTAAATAAACAGGGTATTTCTGTATTGCCTACTTTAACATTTAAGTTATATTCTTTATTTCTATTTCCTTTATCCCAGTCCTTACATCCAGAGCATATCGAAGGTCTCTCCGGCTTAATAGTAAAAGTTAACTTATTCATTTTTTCAAATTCAACATTTGGATATTTCTTTTCCATCTTAGCCTTATCTGCTTCTTTGTTAAAACTTATTTTACCTTTCCCAGAAATTATTTTAACTTTACTCATTATAATATATTATATTTATAATATATTATATTTTCTATTAATTTTTCTATGTTAGTTATATAATTATGATGATTAAAAGTATTAGTGAATTTAAGGAATTGGCTAAAAAATTTTTACCTAATCAAGGCAATATCGCTCTCATGCAACACTTGGTGGATAATTATCATTTTTTTAAACTTACATACGATTATCCGCCTGATAAGACGTACGATACAAAATTCTTAGAAGTTGTAAATGATTTAAATCCTACTGAATATAAAGATATATTAGATAAGGCTGATGTAATTAATGAGCAATATAAAATAAAGACAGCAGACGGTGGCCTGGGTATGGATGGAGGATTTAATGAAACAAGACATACTAAACGCAGAACCACCAAACACAGTAGCACCAAACACAGAAGTTCTAAGCGTAGAAGTTCTAAGCGTAGAAGTTCTAAGCACAGAAGCTCCAAAAACAGAAGGTTCAAACGCAAAAGCACCAAACGTAGGATTTCTAAACGCAGAGTTTAAATAATTCGTTTTATTTTTTATCTTATTTTAATTTAATCATATAATGACATCTTTATATGATAAATACTATTCAGAACACAACAGGACATATATGTATAAACTAATTAATGATATGATTTTAAAAGATTATCAAGTTAATGTATCTAATAATGAAACATACAATCAATTTTTTCAAACAAATTTCATCAATACATTCAATGCTGTGAATACTGAAGATATTAAAGATTTAAATAATCATTTATTAACAACTCAACTTGAATACTTTCAAAATTTCATATTAAAACAAAATGAACTAACTAAAGTTGGAGAATCAGAAAAAATAGATGATTTTATAGTATATTCATTAAAACGTAAAATTAATTTAAAATTATCATCTAGGCATAATTGTAGGATAAGTTTGCCTACTAAAATATTTCAAATAGATAAAATTATCATACCTATTGAAGAATCAGAATTGTTTATGAATCCTATACTATTAGTTACAATTGGTAAGACTACTATAGAACTTCATTTAAGAGGAACAATTAAATTACAAAATAGAGAACATGGGATATATTCACCATTTTATGAAAAAAATATAGTGGTAACAGAAGATACTGTTAGAATTCAGTTTAGAAATCAATTATTCAATGAAAATGATGGATGTGATGTTTATAAAATAGTAGATAATACTGATAATAAAATTACGATTAAATCTGACTTTAGAGAATTTAGAGAAGGAGATTATATACGAATTAATAATTATGAAAGTAAAGAAGGTATAGATGCTTCAATACTCAAAAAACAATATAGAATTATAAGTGTTCATAAAAAAGATGATAACATAGAATTAGAGGTTCAAGGAAACTTATCAGATGTAAAAGATTTATATATTATGAATTTATCATTACAAAATACTATTCATTTAATTGGTCCTGAATAATTTACCTTCTTTTAGTTTTTTTATTTTTCTTCTTTTTCTTCTTTTTCTTTTTAGCACATCCTTTACTGTTTATAGGTTTTAATTCATATTTATTTAGTTCTTTAATTAGGGTTTCATCTTCTATCAATATTTTTTTAATAATATTAGTTATATCCCGTGTAAATCTCATGGATTCCATTTTATTTAGTTTGAAGTTAGAACGCATATCTCTGGTTATTACAGTTGCTGTATCAACTAAAAAGGTCCAAATTTACTTTACTCGGTGTAGAATTAACGCGTGTTACGGGTGCACTATCCATTATATTTATATATATATTTTAATCCTGAATAAATACTTCTTTATTACAAAGTATTAATGGTTTTGTTAATTTATTATCTATAAATTCATCAAATCTATATAATCTTCTGAGTTTATTTTCTTCATTTGAGGAAAAGAACATCATTTCATTTGGATTATATTTAATTTTAAAACCTATTTTACCTCCATTAAGAATTGTTTTTACCGATGGAAATTTCTTATCTACTATTTCATCATAGTATTTATCTAAAGAATACATATCCTGGTAAACTGAAAATTGTTTTCCTAATTCATCATTTAAATCATGGTCTTTTTCAGCATTAAAATAGATGTTACCATCATCTAATGATAATGAACATATCTTTTTAGTGTTTTCTCTAATATAACGGATATCTAAACCTTCTTTTTCACTTTCATAATAAATATAATCATCACCTGAACCAACCACATATATATTGGGTTTCATAAATAATAAGAAACTAGCTTTTAATTGTTTAACATCAATTTCAAATAATTCTTCGGCCGATATACCAGGGAAATAAGCTATTTCATGCATTAATAAATTACTGAAACGAATACATTTTTCATTAATACTTGGATCATCTCTGGTGTGTTGGATACAATCTAAAGATGATTCTTTAATAATATTTATTATATTTTGAGAAACCTTATATTTCTTCTCCATAATATCGAATATTTTTTGATCTACTGACTGACCTATATTTTGAATCATATCAATTATTTCTTTGATATCTTTATTCTGACTCTCAGCTATTTCAGCTTTAACATTTGTTAACTCTGGTACATTATCCCACCCTTGGATAGATTGATATATTTCTTCAATAGATGAACCTGATGGTAACGAAGATAAATATAGGTATTCTTCGACGCTACGTTCTTTAGGATCAAGTTCATCGTGTGATTTCAAACGTATTGCCCTACCAAAAACTTGATCGATACGAACAAAATTCCAGAAGGGTTCTAAAATATGAACTTGTCTAACACAAGTAAGTGAAATACCTTCTGCACCCGCACCAGATATAATCATAACTTGAATATGTTCACCATATTTATTAGATGAATCATTAAATGCTTTCATATTTTGTTTTCTCAGATCAACACTTTCTTCACCTGATATAAATGTAAATTTTAATGAATTAGAAGTAGGTTCACTTGGATCATATAATGAATAACCATTTGCTTTTAAAACTTGTTCAACTATTTCTCCACCAGAATCACCTCTAAAATCACTATAAATTAATATTTTACCAGTTGGTTTTATACCATCTCTAAACTTCAATATATTTTTCATTATTCTATGTAACTTAGGTGAAAATTCAGATAATTTATTTTCATATTCAAGCAATTTATTTTGTTTTAAATCTTCATATTGCTCTATTTTTTTACCGTAAGCTCTATCATCATCCTTAATATAACGGAATTCATCATCTTTATAAATCATATTACAAATTTGTCTTGTTCTAATATTAAAATCAAAGGGTAACTCTTCATGTAAATGACGTTTCATTTGTCTAATTAAATCTTTTTTCTTTTCTGAACGCCATACTTCAATATATTTATTAAATTGTAAGCTACTCATTTGACACGCCTCAACCGTAATTTTTTCAGTAATAGCGTAATTTTCATATCCGTCTGTAATCTGAGGTGCTACTACGGTGGGCATAGAACCTATTTGCGACCTATCTATGGGATAGTATGATGTTAAACCCATCAACATTCTTCTTAATAAAGTTTTTTTCTGATCATCAATTTCAAAATTATCTAAAAAGAAATAATCCATAAAATTTTCCGCATTAGATAAGTCTCGTAGTTCCCCTTTATCTTTTATCTCAAATAAATTTTGAAATCTGTAAAATGGTACATTCAATTGTTTGTCAAAAACAATAGGTTTTTTATATGAACTTGTGGCACTTTTAGAATTGGGTGTTATATCTGAATCATTAAATATTTTTTCAAGACCAGAATAGATTGTTTTAATAAATTGTTTATATGTATATTTATTTTCAGCAGATGTATAAACTAATTTATTTTCTGGGTTCATAACCGAAACAAATGACTCTTGATTCATTGTAAATGAAATTACTAATTTACCTTCTTTTCTAGAAACATGGAATAATTCAATTGGTGAATTTTCTTTATAAAAGATATCATTTAATTTTTCGGTAACTTCTTGTGGTTCTTCATTTGATTTAACGGTTAAGGTATAGACATTTTGTTTCCCTTTTAACATATTATATAGTATAGCTATCTCAGACGGTTTATTAATAATAGGTGTCCCTGATAAGAATACTAGTTTAACTTTTTCAGCATTGATTATCCATTCATAAAAAGTCCTAGCTGAACCACTATCATTAACAACTTCTCTAACAAAATTATGAACTTCATCAATTATAATAGTTTCTCCATAAAATGGTGATTCTACACCATGTTTACTTACGTTATAGTTTAATTTTTGAATGAGATTTTGTTTTATTAAAGCATTACCTTTTTTAATCAATTCATCTTCAAACATATCTTCATCATCCGAATCTTTTATTTCTTTATCAGATTTATTTATAGTGGGTAGTGGGTTGTAATGAATAAAATTATACTTTAATTCTATTAGTTTATGTATTTGACATTCTAAAAATATTCTTTGATATTCACTCATATCAGAATATTTTTCTCCTGTAGAACCATGCTTCCAAAACCCTTTCATTTGTAAAACATCGCCAGATATCTTCTTGTATTCTTGTTTCATTTTATTGAATAAAACTGGTTTCTTATTTTGTAAATCAGGGTCACCATCAATCAATGATTTCTTTATTTTTTGCTTTACTTCTCTAATAGTGTGATTAATAATATTTTTTAATACTTCATCTGTTACACCATAGTCATCATATAATTCTTTTCTAATTTTATCATCTCCTTGTATTTCCTTAAAGGGTATGAATGACCAATGACTCCCTTCAATATCTAATTCATTTTTACCCCATCTTTTTACTTCACCTATAAAATTACTTTCTAATGAAGCCGGTAACAGAGTGGTTATTTTCATATCACTTGAAGCCTTCTCAGCCATGGAGACTGCCGTAGCAGTTTTGCCTGTCCCAAGACCATGATAAACTAATAATCCTCTGTAAGGTGTTTCAATAGATAAATATTCTCTAACTAATACTTGATAAACATTAAGATCAGATTCACTAGTCTTCTTCAAAATATCTTTATAAAATTCATCATTGACAAAGTCTACAAATGCTTTTCTATGTGGTATTAAGTATTTTCCTTCTTTAATATTGGTTATTTCTTCATCTAAAGGTTCCGGTGAACCAGGGGCATACGTAGGACTCTCATCTTCAAGAGGTAGTGGTGAACCTGGCGCATACGTAGGACTTTCATCTTCAAGAGGTAGTGGTGAACCTGGCGCATACGTAGGACTTTCATCTTCAAGAGGTAGTGGTGAACCTGGATCATACGTAGGAGAATTGTCCACTGAATTATCATCATAAACAGGAGATTGTGGTTCTAATTCTGGATTCCAAAAAGTGGGTGGATCTTTAGGTGATTCTGGTTCTAATAAGAGCTTGGGTGAATCAGGTTTAGGTGAATCAGGTTTAGGTGAATCAGGTTTAGGTGAATCAGGTTTAGGTGAATCAGGTTTAGGTGACTCAGGTTTCTCATATTCAACTATATCATCTAGTATTCCTTTTACTTGTGCTTTCTTTAATTTAATCAATTCTTTTTCTTCTTCTTTAGTTATTTCTTTATCTTTTAATAGTTGTTTTAGTGATGATGCACGAATATTTTTTATTTCGCCATCAAAGTGATCAGTTAATATTTTAGTCAATTTTATAGTAACTTTAATCTTAGGTTTTTCTTTAATATCATAAGAATATTTTATTTCGATTTTACCTTCTTTTTCTCTACCTTGATATTTAACTACATCTTTTAAAAATTTATATACAGGACTACTTATTTCACCACTATTATATAATTTATCTATTTCTTTTAATGATAAAATTTGAATATTATCTTTGAAATGTTTTTTTAAAACTGCGTTAATTTTACTATTAATTATTATTTCTTTCTTTCTGGGTGATGGCATTATACATATTAGATAGATTAATTTAATAATAAAAACTCAAATAATATATATACTATTTTAATTATATGTTAGAAGAAGATTGCCTTGATATATATAATGAATGCATTAATGATATAGTTGCACCTGATGTTGGTGTTCTTACGAACATAGATATTATGAAAAGTCCCTGGGTCGTTTATAGTAATAATATGTTAGACTGTGGTAAAAAACTAACTGAATGTAATGAGTTAGATAATAGAGAAATAGAAAGAGAATATGCGTTATTGAAACAAGAAACTAAGGGGAAATCTGATGGTAGACAGAATCGTTATCTATTGAATATAGAGAAAATAGATGATGATGAAAAAAAAAAGAAATTACAGTCATGGCATCAAATATTGTTGATCTTAAAAATTCTTTAAGTTCTGAACTTAATATTAATATTAATGAAATGGAATATTATGATGACGATTTTAATGAGTGGACATTGTTAGAGAATTTTGAAGAAGTTAAAAATAATTTACGAGTAAAAGTTATTTCGCAAAAAGGTGGTGATAAGGCTAAGACTAAGAAACGGTCTAAGGCTAAGAAACGGTCTAAGGCTAAGAAACGGTCTAAGGCTAAGAAACGGTCTAAGAATAAGAAAAAGTCTAAGAATAAGAAAAAGTCTAAGAATAAGAAAAAGTCTAAGACAAAACGTTAAAATGTACTAAAGCATTATATGATGCGTTCTGTTCTGCTTTCTTTTTTGTTTTACCTTTACCCGAGGAAATAACTATTCCTTCTTTTAATAATTCACATGTGAATTCTTTATCAGCATTGTCCTTAATAATATGATTATATTTAGGATATAACTTAAAATTATGTTGAAAATATCTTAGAATCTGATCTTTAAAATTAGTATCATTTAATATAATTTCAGGTAAATCTAAATGACATTCAATTAAATTAAATATAAATTCTTGAATAATCTTAAAATCTTGACAATCCATATAAAGTGCTCCAATAAAAGCTTCTAATACATCTTCCAAAATATGTTGATTAGATCTTCCATCACAATTCTCTTCAATGTGTTTTGAAATGATTAAATGTTTATTCATACCCAACTGTGTTGCTAGATAGCACAATTGTTCTCCATTAACTATTCGAGTCTTAATTTTAGTCATAAATCCTTCATCTTCACCTTCAAATCTTAGAAATAGATACTCAGCTGTCATACATCCTAATAGAGAATCTCCTAAAAATTCTAAAGTCTCATACGATTTTCCTTGAAGAGGTAAACAATTATCGGGTTTTACAAATTCTTTATAATCTTCTAAAAAATTATAAGAACTATGAACAAAAGCTTCTTGGTATAGTTTAATATTTTCAGGTGTAAAGTCATTCATATTCACTTTCTTAAGAATATCAATAACATCGGGTTTTGTAATGAGTTTATTAGAAAAATTATAGGGGTCTGCTTTAAATTTTTGATTATTCATATTATATAATTTTTGATTATTCATATTATATAATATTAAATGAATTATTTTTAAATACTTAAGCTGGGTTAGGACCACTAGGTCCTGGTGCTGATGCAGCGCAACCTTCGCCATCTTCTAAAGGTCTTCTTAATAGATCTGGACCAATAGATGAATTCTGCCAAGGACTAACTGCTACCTGGGGATTAGGAGGTTCAGCACGTAATTGTCTGTTAGCATTTCTTAGACTTTGACCAACAGTGTTTACACCCACGTGAAAACCTGCATCCAAATAATTAACACCTTGTAGAATACCTTCACCATGGGGTTTTGCGGTATTAAATTCTTTGATAGCATCACTATCTTCTTTAGGTAAGAGATCTTCTGCCTTTAGAGTTGGGTGGGGATAGCAAGTTGGGGGCGTTCTTCCAGCATCACTTGGAACATTCATAGGCATAGAATCAAATTTAACACCCTCTGAAGCCTTAATACCCCCTTCAACCGGTGCTGCATCACTTAGACTAAATCCCTCTAGTATATCAATACCACAATTGTCTTTAAGGACTTTTAAGGCTATATAACCCGCTAAAACATAGACAATAACTTTGAACATTGTTTCACAATTCATTTCCATTTTATATATTACAATATAAAAAAATAATAAAAAGTTTATTTAATATTTTGTAACTGTTCTTCTAATTTAGATAATTCATTTTTTTTTTGTTCAATACTATCTTTTTTTTCAGAAATAATTGTTTCTAAATTATTTTCATCTTCTTCAATAATTTGTTTATTCTTTAGAATAGATGATTTCAATTCTTCTATTTCTTTATTTTTCTTGAGTATTTCTTCATCTAAAATTTCATAATCATAATTTCCATCAATTTGTTCAGAAGCACCCACTTCATCATCTTCTATTAAGCATGAAGCCGGTTTAATAGCAACAGTTTCTTTGATTAGTTTTATTTGTGATAAATATGTATCACAATAATAATTTTGTTTTAAAAACTTTAATCCTTTTACTTGAAGCATAAGGATTACCGTAGATCCTACCGCCAAACTATCTAGGTCAATCAATTCGTTTGTTTGACCATAAACCTTGGTTTGTAATTTATCACTATGATACGGCAACTTTAACTCTAATGAAGGTTTTTCATCTTTTTTAAATGGTTTTGTTATTCTCTTATACATATTCTCTAATATATCCATGGGTAATTCTTTATTGAACCATTCTTCGCTGTTTTGATAGGTTGCGTCTAAAATGTGATCATCTAATTGCACTAATTTATCATAAAATGAAAAATCTGATTCATCTGTTTCTAAAACAATGTATTTTTGTTTTTCTATTCCTTTAACTTTTAGTCTTGAAGATTGAAGAAGAAGTGGATTTAGATCATATAACATTGAACCAAAGTAAACCGTGCCTTTGTTTTCGGGTTTATCATATTGAATGTTATTTAATTGTAACTTATTGTATCTAGTAACTTCTCCCATTTTTATAATAAATTCTTTATAAATATTATTCATTTATTAACGCGTTAAAACAACTCTTATAATAAATGTATCATTTTGACTTTCCATTTAGAAACATAATTATCATTATATTTCCATATCTTATCTAAATAAATATCACATTGAACTTTACAAAACTTAGAAATGTTCATAATTCCTACTCCATCATAATTATCTGAATAAATATCACAATTAAATCTATTATATGAAAAAGGTATTTTTACTTCTAAATTAGGATCATACCGACCTTTACTATCATATTTTATTTGAGATATAAATAAATCACTATTTGATTCATCTAATCCTAAGAGTTCCATTTGCTTGTATTCACAAGTCTGTATAAAATCATAAAAACTATTCATTATATTATCACTCTTATAGTTAGTGAACTGGAGGCACATCTTAAAATTATTATTTTGACTATTGATACCAAATGGACATATCATAGGTGGCGTTGTTACCACAACTTGTGACTTTGAACCATACCTTAATTGACTATAACAAAACTTAAGATCTGTTTTAGGATCGGTTACACAATGAACAAATTCTTTCTTTTTAGCATTCACATTTGTACAAGACATATGTTGACAATCTAGAGTTGATATATCTAGAACATCGTGAAAAATATTACATGTTTCCATAAGATATAAATTATAATAGATTTAATCTTTATATTTAGATTTATTTTTTAATATTTACTATTGTTTTTCGTTTAGTTGAATTATTCCAGATTGAGTGAGTAGGTTTCCCTGAATGAGGTTTAAAGTTAGAAGGAAATACTTCATCCATAGGTTTTTCAGAACCCCAGTAAACGCTACCTTGAGAACCATTATTGAAATAATCAAAAGATGCTAAACAAGTTTTGTCTTCAGTTATATTTTTACTTTTAACAGGGTTAATCATATTAAATGTAGATGGGATACTTGTTACTGTTTGAAAATCATTCATTATACTTAAGATTAGAATTTATTTTCTTTTAGTTCTTTTACCTTTTTTACCTTTTCTATTAGTCCTTTTAAGACCTTTTTTAGAAACACTTTTAGAAGAAAATTCTTTAGCTTTCTTGTAATAAGCATTGACCCAGGTATCAAAGATATTCTTACCAACACCTTCCATAGTGAATATCGCACATCCCGCATATTCAACTTCATTTAAGAAATAACTTTGTCCGTCCATAGTATTGTCTCTACAGCAACCAAAATCTATTCTTAGATATAATGGTGGGTCGGAATGTTTATTCATTTTAGGGAACATATCTACAACTTTTCTACCCATTGCTTTTATATCTTTTAAAACCTTGGGGGAAACTGTTCCAAATTCTTCTGGATTAGAACCGTATATCTTAGATTCACTGAAAACTTTGTCAGCTGCTTTCATCGCAACATAATACTTGAATTCACCATTAATCCAAAATGATTTAATTTCCCAAAATTTAGCAAATCCATCCATTACTTCTTGACAGACAAATGCTGGAAATTTTTTATTTTTAGTCAAAAACTTAGATATATCATTAATTACATTGGGATTACTTATAGTTGAATGTAATACTGTATCTGAATTTGAACCTTTTGACGCCACACTATTTACAGCAACATGTTTTCTGTCAAATTTACCTATACCGATATTAGCATATGCTCTATGAGGTTTTAAGACAAATGATTTCCATCCTTCTTTAGCCACTTTTGCTATAACCTTCTTAGGATCTCTGTCATCTCTAATAACAAATGTTGGAGCTATCGGGATACCTTTCTTTTCATAATACTTTAAGTAATCCCCTTTATCAAATAAAAAGAATTGTTCTTTAAGGTTTGGATAAAAATTTAAAGATGGTTTCTGCATTAACTTTAATACACGCTTATATTCAGGATCACTCTTTTCCCATGCTGCCAGTAAATTCAAACTAACTAAGAAATTGACATCATTCTTTTCTAACTTCTTTTCGTCAAACTTATTGATAAATGAAACCTCTACATCTTTATATTTATGTAAAAGTGCCGCCTGTAGCGCTTTTTCAAAGGGTATTAACCCCTTATACTTACCTTTCTGAACAATTTTAACATCTTTTAACCATGGTTGCTTCTTAGGTTCTATATAATCATTTGTCCCCCCACCCTGTTGCCAACATACTAAACCAATTTTAACCATATATATAATATTATAGATTATATATTAACAAAAAGTGAAATTACATTGCTGAATTTACATTAAATCGGTATTATATACAATTCCAATAAAAACATTCCAGATGCTTTGCTCAAAAAATAGCTCGCCTCTTATAAAGAAACCTGTCATTTCAAAATATTGTTTTTATCATGTAGTATACATTAATAAAATACAAATTGACTCATAACATGTCATGTCTAACATAGTTCGTATTTTATACATTTCAGGGTAGCACAATTTATCTATTTAATGAAGGGTTGTGATTCACAATTAATACTTATAATTTTAATATTCAATTTATACGCAAATTTATATATATATATATAAAAATGGGTAGAAGAAATATGTCTAAGCGTAGGAATAAGGTTACTAAGCGTAGGAATAAGGTTTTCAAGCGTAGGAATAAGGTTACTAAGCGTAGGAATAAGGTTACTAAGCGTAGGAATAATCATATAAATAATAAAAAACTTTTAGGTGGTGCTCACCACGCTTGTTATTATAAAGATAATCCTATTAGCGGAGTGGCGTGTAATGCTTACTACTATGATAAAGATGGTTGGTATTATTATAAAGGGCGCGCCTTGCTCTCTGAAGATAGATGGGTGAATAGCGAACCGGAACAAGGTGGGTTTTGGGATAAGTGTAACGACCGTTATGTTTGTCCAAACCATGCGGAACATTATAAAAAAAATGGCCGCACCCTGCGCCCCCACGGTAAACCATTATGGAGAAAAAAAAGGGGGGCGACCTTTGGTGAAGAAGTAACAGATACATGTACTAATGAATTAATTAATTGTAAACCGCCGAAAGAATATTCTAGTATGCAAGGGTTAGGTAGAGGAATGGGTCCTAACTATAAACAACAAATTTATCGTATGGCAAAGGAATATTCTGACCCAACTAATTTTACAGTTATAGAGAATAATATTTGCAGTAATGATACACCTTACCTAACCGATAATGGACATTGTTGTTCCCCCAATTCTGAATAATATTTTGGAAGTCACAATTCTTTTATCATATCATCAATTTTAACGCGCTTCCTAATAACCATTTTAGTATTCGATACTTTAATTAGTTGATAATTTGGTTTATTGAATTTATCAATAAATTCTATTTTATCTGTTTCAGAAGTTAAAAGATGATCAGATAGTTTCTCTAAGATTATGGTTTGTTGAATTTGAACTAAATCTTTCAAGAAATCCATTTTGTATGTCAAAAATATGATATCTTAAAATCAAATTTATAGCTACGAAAATAATCATCATAAAAGGGTAATTCATATGTAGTGAATTTATATTCCATAAGAATTTATCATATAATGGATGCATCAAGAAATTTAATCCTGACCAAATATTAAAGTAAAGTTTATTTTCTGAGTTATAACGAAACATTATAGAACCTACATATACTTCAATGTAAATCAAAAATAATAGAGTGAATGCTAAAGTATATAATGCTAAAATGGATAATGCTAAAGTGTTACTCAAAATCATAAAAATAATATATATTAAGAGTATATAAATGACTTTAAATACCATTGTAGAATTTTCCAAGAATAATATGGAATTTTTTATTTTAGCGATCTATGCTTATGTTTTATTCCAGATTGAAGATAATGATTACGTTACAATGTTATTATTAACGGTAGCCGCTTGTTTATCAATATGTTTTCTTAAGAAGAGGAATGTTGTAGAGGGTGCTAGGTGTAGTGGTGGTGATAGTGATTTGACAGAAGGATATGTTAAAGAAGGTTTTGAAAATCCACCTAAGATTGTCAAGCAAATGCCCGATATGATGGGACCCTATGACGGATTGTGCTTACAAACTGGTAATAATCAGTCATGGATGAAATCACCCGATGAAACCGCATTAGTACCAAATGATGCTTTATTCACATACTTAAGTAGTCAGGGTCCAACTAAACCTGTATTCACCGATAATTCAGCACTATACGGTCCTTCCATAGACGGACACCCTGATTCAGATAAGAAAATGTTCATGTTAGCAAATAACAGAACATCACCTAACTGCTGTCCTAGCACCTTTTCCACGTCTACGGGTTGTGTATGTACTACTAAGAATCAACGAGATTTTATAGCTTCTAGAGGTGCTGGCAAAGCTAAAGAGAGTAAATCCGATGTTAGTGAATCTACTCAAGAATAAATTATCTAAGTAACATTTGATGGACTTTATTATACATATCTTCACCTTTTTGATCATATACTTGTAACCTCTGAACTCTAGAACGTTCTTCTTTATTTTGTAATGCTTCTTGATAAGCTTGCCTTTCTCTATCTTCAGCAGTCATTTGATAAGAAATGTTTGAACGTTGTTGCTCTAAACCCTTCACAGAGGTTGAACGTCCATCTATTGAAACCATTGATTCATCTATCAACGTTGAATCTGATGTGAATGCCGCTTTATAATCTGTAAAATTCAAACCTCCACCTGTTTCACCGCTAAAGTTACTTACCTTTCCTTGTCCAAGAGTTACAATAGAATCTTGACCTCTCATTGATATACGTGTATCTGGTTCATCGTAACGAACCATCTGATTACCCATCTTCTGCTTTTGTTCTTGTTTATATTTTTCAAATTCATGGTTAAACATGTCTTTATTAAACTCTCCTTGAAACATTTTTTGATCACCAGTTTCAGATGAAGTTTGTTCCATCCATGAACCATAACCTTGATCATATGAATCTTCTATTCTATTCTCATCGTATATTTTATTAAATACTTTGGCATCGAAGTTATCACCTGATTCAATATGTTGCGTAGGTTGAGATTGAATAAATGATTTCGCATTTGATTTTAATTCATTATGATGATGAATTTCACCTTGCTCTTTTAGTTTTTTCTTTAAAACGGTGTATGCAATTGATACTTTCTGGAATTCTTTTTTAGATCCACCTCTATCAGGGTGAACTTTCATCGCTTTCTTCAAGTATGCTTTTTTTAACATATTTTCATCAAATTGTTTAGAGATTCCTAAGATTTTATAAGGATCTAATTTAGTTGATGGTAACTTTCTCAAAGAATGATCGGGTAACTGCTGTTGTTGCTGTTGCTGTTGCTGTTGCTGCTGCTGAAATACCATATTTGTGGGGATTTGTGGTTGATTTAAATTCATTTGATATAACTCATTTATCTGTTGTTGTTGTTGCACTATCAGATTTTGTTGCTGTTGAATATATAGAGAATATATATCATCCGCAGACATTTTTTCTTGTTGACTTTGTCCTTGACCCATTATAATCAAAGATATAAAAAAATTAAATTAACTAAACTAAAATATAATTATTTATTTACTTATTGTTTCCTAACTTTACGATTAGTCCTTTTAACTTTACGATTAGTCCTTTTAACTTTACGATTAGTCCTTTTAACTTTACGATTAGTCCTTTTAACTTTACGATTAGTCCTTTTAACTTTACGATTAGTCCTTTTAACTTTACGGTTAGTCCTTTTAACTTTACGATTAGTCCTTTTAACTTTACGATTAGTCCTTTTAACTTTACGATTCGTTATATAACCACCTTTTCTTGAGATATCAAATGAGGACCTAGTCCCTCCCTTTTTAATTATTTCTACAAATTTTTTGACACCGTACAACCCTAATCCAATTAATACTAATACTAATATTATTACGACAAATCCAGGTATAGCTGGTAGGCCACCTATTGCAGTTGCTAAATATGATAAAATAGCTGGGTTAAAGAAATAAGCACTACCAGCGGTGATCCAACTTATAAATGATATTAATATTGTTTTTTTATCATATTTAGCAATTGACTTAATGGTATTTACAATTTCAAAAAATGATGATTTACTACTTTCCATTTCATCTTGTTGCATAGTTATATCTGCTTCTTTAGTATCACTACCTTTTAATTTATTTATATTTTCATCTGTTTTAATCGCTAATATTAAATTATTTATTTGTTTATTAAGTTGTCCTGTATAATAACTACCTTCTTTTAAGAATCTAGTATTGGGTGTTCTTTCTAGTATATTAGTATGTAAAAACCAATATTTGTTAATATGATATTTTAGACCATCTATATCGGTTATTAAACCAGCATTTATAAATTCATCAATTTTAAATTTATTATATATTTCGTCTAATATATTAGATTTTCTAAATTTATCAAGGATATTATCACTACTATATATTTCATCTAAGAGAGCTATATCAATTTTACTATATTCATAAAATAATTCATTCATTATATCATCTAGATTACTTGAGTTCAGTAAATCCAAATTGTCTACATTATACTTTAATTTAATATGTTCTGTAATATTATCATCACTAATATTTAAGTCCTTTATTTTATCAAAATTTTTTCCATAATTTATATATGAATTTGTACTACCATAAATAAACAAATATATGATAACATATGTTATATCATATTCTTTGTAAACCTTTGGAATACTTAAATCTGGAGGGGCTATATATGTAGGTTTTTCTTTGTATGATAATGCACCTCCACGAGAGCCTCTCAAAGTTCCACCCCCATCCATCAATGACGGATCAGGTAGTTCGTCAGGATCATCGTCAGGATCAATTAGTTCCATAGACTCTATACCTTGTAGCACTCCCTCTACTGTCTCTTGTTCCGCTTGCCCAGGGGTATTATCTGCCATAGAAAATACTATACTAGCTAAATTTAAATTCTCGGGATTAGCAATATCAGTATCATATGTCTTTTGATCTAAATATGCAGATTGCCTTGCTAATATATTTTTCCAATGTTCTTTTATTTTATTATAGTTATTCTTATCAGATGGTAACCCATAATTAGAATTACTTCTATACATAACAGATTCTATTAATATTCTATTTAAGGTAGTTTTATCTTCATTCGGCAGTCGTTCATCCAATAAATTATTATCATTATTATCTAATTCTTCCTTTAATTTTAATTCTTCCTTAATTAATTTAAATCTTTCTAGAACTAATTCATCCGGATAAGACTCTAAATATTCTTCTTTTATTTTTTCGAGTATAGTTTGTTCATCTATAGTTTTTTCATCTAATATATCTGTAATAAAATCATCTATCCTGGCAATTATGCCATCACCAATATTTATTTCTTTTTTCTTAAGGTAAGTTAGTATTTCATCGGATAAATCATTAATTTTACTTTCTATATTAGTCGAGGGGGTTTCTTCTATAAATTTTTTTTTCATAAAATCACCATGAGAATAAACTATATGTAATGTTTTGGGTTCATTGGTTCGGACAGTTAGGCCTCTACTTGGTTTATGTAATTGTTCACTTAGTCCACCTGAACCTGTATCAACGCCTGTTAATTTAACTAATAATTCATTTGGAAATATTTTTTCGAATGACTGATATTTATTAAATCTCCAAAAATATTTTTGTCCTAATGAATTATCTATTGATAATTTATGAAATTTATCATGGTTTATATGTAGAACACGACTCAACCTTTGAAGTGACTGTAATGTACTGCTATTATCCCTGGTTGTGTCCTCCATAATAACAAATAGATTATCGATAATTTTTATTTTATCTGGAGTATAAATATTTCTTAGAAAGTCCATTACTTTGGGTATTTCCTGTTCAACAAATTCTTCAACTTCTTCTTCTGAATTTCTGTTAAATGTTTCTTTTTTAAGGTCTTCATCCGCCCTTTTATCGTTATCAACAAGTGATTTCATATATTTATAATTAGTTTTAAATGATTCTTCAGCAGTATCTCTAATGGCGTCATCATGTAATTCATCAAATGCTTCAATAGTTTCATTATAAATTTGTATTATTTCAAAACTGTTATATAATAATATTCTATAAATTGAGTTTTCTAAGGATATTAAACTATTTCTAATATCTTGCATAATTTGTTCCACATTAACGTGCAAAGTTTTTATTATATCTTCATAACTATCACCATCACTACCACCATCACCATGATTAATACCATTAAGGATATATTCAAATTTGCGAGTAGTTAATTTTAATAATATATCTAATATTGTTGAATATAATTTCTTTATACACGATTTATCTGTATTATGTATTAATTTATTTTCATCAATTGTAAATGTAATTTTTTTACGCCCTTCTGAACCTTCTTGCTCAATATTATCCACTGTGAATAGTAGCCCCGTATATAAATCTTCAAGTTTAAGGTTATCTTTATAACGAAATTCTATAGAAAATTCATATTTACTATCAAAGTTATTTAGTTTTTTTTTAGATTTAAATAATTCATCACTATTTAAAGTCGTTTTATTAGTGTCATACTGTTCTTTAGCTTTAAGATATTCATCTTTTGCAGTATTATATTCACCAGAATTTATAGAGCTTTTAACGAATAAATCATCATGATATTGTGATGAATCTTCACCCACACTAAGTTTAGCTTTAATGTCATCATTAATAGAGCTGAGTCTTCTACTAATTATATTAATTACTGGTATTTCTGGTATTTCTATATTTCCCATACCTTCATTTAATTTAGGTTTATCAGATTTAGTATCAATATCCCAAATATCCCACATATTTTCAATACTTTTTTTGAAATAACTTTCTAAATCTTTCCTTTTAAGTGTAGGATAATCCTTAAAACGACATGTCTCTATGATACAGTTAAACAATAATATTATTATTTTGTCAATTTTTTTAAACTGATTTTTGTTCCCTTTAAGTCTGGTTATTTCTTGTTGAGTAAATGTATAAAGAAAAATAATTAATTGTCTTTTTTCTAATGTATTAAAAAACCCAGTTGATTCTTTTTCTTTAGGCCAGTCCTTATTGTTAAAATACTCAAATCTTTTATGTATAATATCTACAAAATCTTTATCATTTTGATGTAATACTAAATTTTTACCATACTGACTATTTGCATATTCACTAGATCCTTTTAATGATATACTGGTAGCTATTATCATATTAAATATTAAAATGGCAGGTGATGTAAATCCAAATTTAGCCACCTTAAATACCTTTCTCCAAAACCCGTCTGTTTTCATAATATCTTTTAAATCTCCCGTAAGAAAAAAAGGTGATCCTATTATTGACAACCCCGCACCCAGGACCCCTACTCCAGCTGTGGCTAAAAAATTTGAACTGTTTTTAGATTGACTATATTCATCAATACTTTCTATATCTCTAACACCAGTTTGAATTGATTCATAAGATCTGGTAGGTGGTTTATCACTAGCTAGTTTTGATATAAATGGCGGACTATTTCTTTTAGGAATACTGCTTCTATTACTTCTTCTAATACTACCACGTCTTCTAATACTACCACGTCTAAAACTACCACCATATTTTCTTTTTTTATGTTTGGTTCTTTTTCTAAATTTACTTCCACCGCTAGATGAATTCATAGCAGCCAATTCTGCCTCTCTAGCCGCTAATTGTTCTTGTAGAGCCGCAACTTGTGCCTGTGACGCTTGATAACGATCAACTCCCATATTTTGTTCTAATTTTTGTTCTAATTTTTTAGATTTTTTTATTTTACTTGTATTTTTTTCTTTTAATTTTTTTTTCATTAATTTGTCTAACTCATCCCTTTGTTTCAATGTATCTTCTAATATAGCCTTATCATCATCATCCAATCCCAAAGAACTTTCTTTTTTTTCATCATAATCAAAACACCAATCTGAAAAAAAAGCATATTTATTTTCTAATTCTAATTTTTTACACAGTTCACGCCAGTCATTCATCTTTAAGTTTTCTTTTTGATCAAATACTTTCAACATATCAGCATTATCACAACCCAATGGTAATGGACTTTCATAAATATGATTACCGTAGTCTCCATCAAGCCCATAGTCTCCATCATAATTTCTTTTTTTACTTCTCCATGAACGCGCAAAGTCTCCATCACCCTCGATATAATTATCAGGAATCTCTTTATTCAATAAATTAACTATTTGTATATTAGTTAAATAATCAGTTACAGGAACTGTTCTACTTCCCACTGCCTGTTTGTAGACTAAATTCTCTGAAACACCCTTGATAGGTTTTATTATAGTTTCTAATTTTACATCTTTAATATCTGGCATATTATTTATAGCACATCTAAATCCTAATGCGGCTAATTTAGCTGTTTCCATTGCTCTAGGTAAAATAGAACAATACATTTTAATATTATTTATTATTGATCCTTTAGCCCTTTTACGTCTAATATAATCAGGGATAACTTGATAACCATGGTTAAATGCTTGTAATCTACCTATTTTTGTTAAATATGCTACATCAAAACCGGTCTCTTTAAGCTCTAGTAGTTTTCTAGTGGATTTTGGTACAAAACTATTATATTTACTATTTAATATTGCCTTATATTTATTTGAGGTTGATTCACCATGTCTTACAAACATAAAATGTAATGGTTCCGGTTCTGGTTCCGGTTCTGGTTTCAGTTCCACACGTAATTTTAGCGGTTTTTCCTTTTTACCAACGCCATCAGGATCGTTAAATATACTAGTCATTAACATAATAGTTTCTACATCAGAATTATCGACAATGTTAATCCAATTACCTACGTCACCTTCGTCATCAAAGTCACTATCTAAGTATTCAATTGTTTTTATTTCCCTACCATCCAAAAAAGTCTTCAACTGTTTTTTAAATGTATCATAACCCTTAATTTGATCCTTGGTAACCAGGCCCTTCTTCGTTTTACCAGTTGGAAGAATATTAATTCTTATATGAATTTTATCGACTGGCGGTGGCGGTGGCGGTGGCGGTGGCGGTGGCGGTGGCGGTGGCGGTGGCGTTAGCGGTGGCGATGGATCAGCCCCTTGCCCTGAATCCACTTCCACTTTTATGGTTAGCGGTTTTTCCTTTTTACCAACGCCATTACGATCGTTAAATAACAATATACTATTCATAGTTTCTACATCAGAATTATCGACAATGTTAATCCAATTACCTACGTCACCTTCGTCATCAAAGTCACTATCTAA